CAGAAGATGAAGAGTTCATCAGAGTCTGGAAAGAACTAGGCAGCCCAACGAAGATTTCAGACCGTATCGGTCTTACTCTTCGCAATGTGTACGAGCGAAGAAGGGCAATCGAGAAGAAATACAACATTTTCCTACCCACAAAGGACGCTCGTTTTACCTTACCCGAAAATCGTAGGCGAGCGACGTTAGAAACGGAAGGCTATGTGATCGTATTCTCTGACGCTCACTTTATGCCTGGTGAGCCATCTGCGGGGTTCAATGCCCTGCTTAAAGTTATCAAGACCCTAAAGCCAAAAGCGATTATCGCAAACGGAGATATTCTCGATGGCGGAACTATCTCCAAGTACGGCCCTATGGATTGGGAGCCAGTCACGAGCTTACGAGACGAACTCGAAGCAGTTCAGTGGCATATGGATCAGATCGTCAAGGCTTGTAAAGGTCTAGGTACTTTCTTACATCGAACCACAGGCAACCATGACATACGGTTTGACAAAAGATTAGCCGGATCTGTTCCTGAGTACAAAGGCATCCAAGGCACGACTCTAAAAGATCATCTACCGGAGTGGTCTGTCAGTTGGTCGGTGATGGTCAACGACATCTGCATGATTAAGCACAGACTCCAACATTCAGGTATCCACTCTGGCTACAACAACACCTTAAAAGCAGGTATCTCTACCGTCTCAGGGCATACTCATCTTTTGGAAGTCAAAGGATGGGGCGACTATCGAGGACGTAGATACGGTGTGTCTACAGGTATGCTTGCCGATCCTGATGGCGGTCAGTTTTCTTATATCGAGGACAACCCCGTTCCCTGGTGTCAAGGTTTTGCTGTCTTATGTTTCAGAGATGGTCTACTCTTGCCTCCAGAACTTGTCGAAGTTATCGATGGGACAGCGTACTTTAGGGGTCAAGCCGTTGGCTAACTTTGAATCTGCTTACGACAAGATGATGGAGGACGAGGGAGGTTACGTCCTTCACGAAGTCCAAGGCGACCGAGGCGGTCAGACTTATGCGGGTATTGCTCGCAAGATGCACCCCAAATGGGAGGGCTGGCAGCATATTGACTACCAAGAAACGCCACCAACACAGTTAGTCCGAGACTTCTATAAAGAGAACTTCTGGGACAAGATCAAAGGCGATGATTTAACGCATGACGTTATAGCCTCGTCGCTATTTAACTTTGCTGTCAATGCTGGCGTACCTGTAGCCATCAAACTTGCCCAGATATGCGTTAAAACAGCCCCAGACGGCGTTATCGGGCCTAAGACCATATTAGCCCTTAACCAATCGAATCCTGAGCTATTCGTGGCTTATTTCGCGTTAGCAAAGATCGCTCGTTATCGGGACATTGTTACTCGTGACCGAAGCCAGATAAAGTTCTTGTTAGGTTGGATAAACAGGACGCTCAAGCTATGAACCTGCTCGGAATCTCTTCCATCGTTGATAGCGTCGGAAAAGTTATCGGAGACTTACACACTTCCGATAAGGAACGCATGGAACTTGAGCTAGAGGCCAAGCGTATTGACCAGGCAATAGACCTCGGTCAAATGGAAGTCAATAAGGTCGAAGCTGCCAACCAGAATATGTTTGTTGCTGGCTGGAGACCTGCTATCGGTTGGGTTGGTGCGGGTGCGATGTTCTATCAGTTTCTTGCTTATCCGCTTTTAGTATGGGCGTGGACTTGGATGCAAGCAGAACAAATCGTTCCGCAAGATGTAAAGCCTCCTCCCATGCTAGACACCGACGCTCTATGGGTTATTTTGAGCGGGATGCTTGGGATTGCCGGAATGAGGAGTTTTGAGCGCGTTAAGGGCGTTGTTCCTCCGGCAAGAAACTAAGTCTTTTAATTCTATACATTACATTTTTCACGTCATAAGGCTGGATACATAGCATCTCAGCAACTTTTTTAGGAGACCTTAGCTTTTCGTAATTGCTGATTATTTTTTCTCTTACTTCATCGGTTATCTTTGACTTCGTAGAGTTACGGGCTTGTTGTTCGGCTGTTGCCCATCTGCAATTTTCTTTACTGTAAGGCCCGTTATTATTTATCCTATCTAACGAAAGACCGGTTGGCCTTGGGTTCATATCTTCAATAAAATTTCTTACGTCGTGCCATTCATCGCATACAAAAATGCCTCGTAATCCATAATTTTTGTATTTATGGTGGCTGGCCTTATAACACCTTGCCATCATTGAATGCCAAACAGGATAAAGCTCGTGCGACCAACACCCATGCTTTCTGTTTTTTATTGCTGCATTTGCTATACCTTTTAAGGTATCAAAGACTACGTTTGGGTCTCCATGTTTATACCATCGAAGGTAATGCTTTCTGCAAAACTTTCGAGCAATCACAGGCGATTGGCAATTTTCTATTGTGCATGTATTCATTCGCAAAGAATACATCATTTACGAACTCTTGAAAAGCCGCGGTGTTGCACGGTAACCTCATCTCGCACCATCTGGCCGATCTTGTCCCCATGTATCTTGTCGATCTTCTCGATGATGGGCAGTCGTTTGCTTTTAGCTAACTTTAAGATCATCTTCGCCCAGTCCTGAACGACAAACGGCAGTGCACTTTCGTACGCTGCCGCTATCTCCTCAACATCAGAACTTTTAACCTGCTTGATAAGGTTGATCCACGATTCCACGGATCGACCACTCCTTAAACGCTTTGTGCTTTGCCATTGTGTCTGGACACTCGGTTGACGGAGGTATCCAGCCGTGTTCCCTCCATATTTCCTCGACGGGTCTGAATTTTTCTGTCCTCGTTTGATTCTCGATTAACTCTTTCCAATTGTTCATAGTAAGCCTTTCGGGAACGGATAGACCGCATCCTCGTGAGGAGTTCCTGGCCGCGGTGCATTGTAGAACCTCCGTTTTTCCAACTCCGTAGGCTTCCAAAAACACTCCGGAGCCTCAGACTTGATAATGTGAATGACCCTCTCTAAGACCGGAGAGTCATCCGAGATGTTTGCAGGACGCTTTGCAAACGCCTTTTTAAGCATGGTTTGGTGATGAACGTTTAACATTAGAATGGCACATCCTCGTCATTGTTAGTCTTAGCGGGTCTAGCTTCCCCGTCTTTCTGCTGGAACTTTAAGCCCAGATACTTTCCGTCGGAACCCTCGTTAACCCATCCTGAGATCCAAAACTCGACCCCGTTTATCATTGCTGAACCTCGGTAGTCTGGGTGAACATCCTTTTCTTTCTTTTTGTTCTTGCTGATTGATCCTGTTAGTTCTTTTGGCATAACGACAACTCCATTTGATTAACTTCATTGAGAAAAGCAACTAGATCAGCCTCGATCTTGGTTAGCTCTTCCGGCTTTGGCTCGTAACGAACGACGAATAACTGTAAATGTTCAGGAAGTCTTGGGTCGAACGAAACAAAGTCGCACCAAGTCCTACCTGTCACGAGCATTTGAGTGAGCATCTGTGGTTTGTATTTTGTGGGAACCTCCTTAGCAAGTAAGTAATCAACGTGGGTGTTTGAGTTAGGGCACTTGATCTCGATCAACCCAGACCCTGCAAAGCCATCAGGAGACGCTCCAAGCCACTTTATCGACTTGTGGGTATGAAATCCTGTCTGCTCGACGAAATGGCCTGTATGGACTTCGTAGGCTGCTCTAGCAACGGGTTCTTGTTCTGTACCCCATTGCATAGCTGCGTTAGTGAATGAATCGCTTTGTAGGCCCGTCAGACGCTCTGTGACGAGTTGAATCTGATATGTACGGCGCGTAGCCGTACCAGGCTTCGCAAGCGCGTCTGAGGCTCTGCTAGCGGTTAGGTGGCCTAGTCTTGCTTTGTACCAATCATCAGTTCTTTGTTCCATGTTGCACCTTTAATATCCCTCGTTCGATCATTGCTTGCATTGTGTTTATGTACGCTTGGTTCCAGAAGTCTCGTCGTTCTTCACGAGACATTTCTTTTCCCTGGTCTAAGTATGAGTGACAACGAAAACAAAGAGATGCTACTAAAGCATCAGATACTTTAATGCCCATGCCTTTGCCTTGGTTCCTATGAGCGGCAACCACAGTTCCGTCCTCACAAAAACATGATCCGCAGGGCATATTCCTGCAAGCCTCAAGCAGCTTTTTGTTTGAGTACATTGATCTTCCTCAAGTCGAGTTCAGCGTCTTTCATTTCGTCTGTCCAGACTAAGCCCTTCTCAATTGCGTACTGCAATAGTTGCTCTACGAGATCCGAAAACTCAGACACGGTAAGCGAAGCAGTCGAAGGCTCGATCTCTTTGACTTGACCACCAGGAAGCTCAACAACACGAGATGGTAGAAACCTCGTCTTAGCCCACTCGTGCCAGATGTCTTGGGTATATTGCTGGCCCATTAACTGTTCCGCACAAGCTGTCAGGATCGACCAATAAAACCGATTCTGAGCCGCTGTTCGAGGAGGTTTGGTAATAGTGACCATGTAACCAAGTTCAGTGGCTTCTATGGCCTCTATGACCCTCCTGCGGTCAGTCTCAGTTGTCAGTATTGATCTCATTTCTCAGATACCAGTTGTAGTTAGCTCGAAAGGCTCGTCTCTCGAAGTCGGTGAACTTATCGTGACGCTCTGAGAACATGGCATTGACCATGCGTCTCTTGAACTCTTTGCTGTCAACGTCAAGCCACATCAGATAATTGTCGAGCCCTGACTCGTGGAGGTCTCCGAATAAGAACCTAAGTGCGGTAATCGTTTCGTCTGTCGGTCTAGTTTTGTAGGGTGCTTTGCAAGCATCATCGACTGCCAGTTGGATAACAGACCAGAGCAGTTTCTTGCAACGCTCTGTCTGGATCGAGTCCAGCAGTCCTTCTTCAAATGTGTTCAGGTTCATTTTCTTTTGTAGTAGTAGGCCCAGGCTTGCCTGTAGAGTTTTTCTTTCGTTACCAACTTGCGAGCCTCCAGAGCACGAATCATCTTGAGCGCATTCTGTGGTGTGCAACCGAATTTGTTTGCAAGATCGTTTAGAGACATCCAGTCATCGAGTTCTGCCAAATAAGTCATTTGAGTTCTAGTCATCGGTTTCGGGATAAATGATCTAGCAAACTTGGTGACTGCTTTCAGGAACTCATCTCGATTTGAGATGAGAATCCCAGATTGCTTGGCAACAGATAGAATCTGCTGTTGGTTCATTTGATCTCCGTCAGTTCTTTCTTGCGCTGTTCCTTAAATGCGTCAATTTGCTTGATGGACTCAGGATCGTTTTTGAAGACCTTGTACGCACTCGTGAATGCTGCCTTCAAGTCATCAACTGTTTTCGCCTTTAAGATCGTTTTTATGTGGTCGTCTACGGAAGGCTTATCTTCTTCGGGATAATCCTCTCCAGCATAGATGTGTAACCCAATTCCATGTAGTCCAATAGCTTTTGCTAGACACCTTTGCATGGCTGTATTGACCTGGAAAGCGTCAGGGTTAGAGATCGCTTTGTTACGGTGATCCATGACAGGAAGTTGTGCAGTGCGAGACACACCGAATGCTTTGACTTCGCAAAACACCATAACCGTGTCATTCCAGGTTTGGTAAGGCTTGTATTCCCACGTGGCGGTCGGATCGTGTTGCAACAACGTATCTACAGCCCAGGCCCAGGAGAGATACGAGAGGCCGTTCTTCTTCTCGATCTTCTCGGTTACGTCGATCTTTCTAAGTTCGTTGAATTTCATGTTTGGCTCCGTTACTTTATGAACAGGAAGAGCAGTGTTCCGTAGCAAATCCCTAATGCTGTGCATAAGATCCAGTCACTCCTCGTCGGCTTGTATTTCGTCAAGTTCGTACTCCTGTTGTTCCAACTGTTGTTGGTAGTCATTTTGTTCCCTCTCGCGGTCGTATTCGTAAAGTTTTCTGTCTAGCCAAGCATCGTAGTCAACGCTCATGCAGCCTCCAGATATTTGTTAAGTTCGTCTCTAAGTTGCGTTACTTGCTCTTTGTTGAGATGTATAGATGCGTGAGCTTTCATATGCCAGATAGAAATCCAAATATCTTGCTTGTAGTCACTGATACATAACTTTTCGTAATCTGTTGTTGCGATATGTACGTCCATGTTGGCTCCTTGTTGTGATGGAGTAATCTTAGGCTTATCAACCCCATAAGACTGTCATCGTGACGACAATCTCTGCCGCTGATACCAAAAAGAAACGCCGTTCGTCGGTAAGTCCTACTCAAAGGTCTTTGGCTGCACTTCGTGAACGCGGTTACTTGTGTCAGATCGTCGAACACTGGAACCCTTGGGCTCGTATACGCCAGGACTTGTTCAACATAGGCGACATCCTTTGTCTCAAGGACGAAGAGACGCTCTTAGTTCAGACGACTTCTAGAGGTAATGTCTCGGCTAGAGTGAAGAAGATTGCAGACTGCGAACACCTTCCGGCTATCTTGCGAGCAGGCTGGAAGATCGAGGTTCATGGCTGGGGTAAGCTGAAAGAAGGGTGGACTTGCAAGGTTGTGGAGATCTGATAAGATTAGTTTGTTGTCGTAGAAGTCAACAATAGTTAAGGCCACTTACTCATGCGTCTGCTCTCAAAGTATCGAGAGACTTCTACCAGGCGCAGCAGTAAGTGGCTTTTTTATTGCCTCTCGACAACCGTACTCCGCACGTTAGCAAGCACCTTATTTGTGGTGGCGCGGAAGGAAAGCAATAGCCGGTATGTCGCAAGACTAGGGGGCAGTTCCCGAATAATCCGGTCGGCTGGTCTTATCTGCAAGCCGAGGGGTTCGCAAGAACATGCAGATGCTGCTTGACAGCGGAGGAACCTTCCCTCTCTACTCCTGTTGGGGTAGGGGGGGTCTTTGGGAGGAAATAGCTAAATCTCTAGCAGGAAGCTATGAATACAGGCAAGAAACTAGCTAATAAAGAGAGACAACGAATAGCGGCGTTAAAAAGAAAAAACGCTTTGCTAAGGAAATCCAATAATGAATTGTCGGCAGAATGGAAGGCAAGAAAATTAAGAGGCATCCGTGTTGAGAGTGATGCGTTCTTGCAGACCTATGAGTGGCGCAAGGTTCGTATGGAAGCCTTAAAAAAATACGGTGCTAAATGCCAGTGTTGTGGGACAACTCCCGCTTATGGCGCAATCATGAATGTCGACCATATAAAACCTAGAAAGCTATTTCCTGGTCTTGCTCTTGACATCAACAATTTGCAGATACTTTGCCATGACTGCAACCACGGCAAAGGCAATTGGGATATGACCGACTGGAGGCATAAAAACAAAATAGATTGTCAACAAGACGACAGTCAACAACAAAAATAAGGTTTACATTGAGATTTCCTAACAAAAGGAGAAAACAATGTTTGAGGAGTTCTGGAGCAAATACCCAAGAAAGGTCGCTAAACGTGCTGCACAGAAAGCATGGGCCAAACTATCACCACAAGAGCAAAAGTCTGCTGTAGAGGCTTTAGTGACGCATAACAAGTATTACCAAGTGAAAGGTACGGGGCAGGAGTTCATCCCGCATCCTGCTACCTGGCTAAACCAAGGAAGATGGGAAGATGAACTAGAGATCGCTCCTGCACAAGAGAAGGTTGTTGTGTGGTGGGCGACAGAAAAAGGAACTGCTGAAATGGCAGCGAAAGTAAATTGTCCTGCTAGGCCAGGAGAGGATTGGAACTCTTGGAAGGCAAGGATCTCTGAAAAGTTGAGGGCGGCATGACAGACAAAGAAAAAGCCTATGCACTGCTGAGAAAGCTAGCAGACGAAACAACGTATGTGATGGTGCATCCCAACGAGTTAAAGATTCTTCTTGACGATCTTGACTACATGAGGCTTAGGGTAAGGATCGCTAGGCAAGAACTTAGCGATGCTTGGCAACTTTATAGAGGGGATATGGCATGAGCGAAAATAAAACAGCAAAGACACCAACGGACGACGGTCATGTAGCGCATGTTTACTTGTTCGAGAAAACAGGTAGGCCAATGGTCGCATGGGATAACGCTAAAGACATAAAGCTAGGAGACAGGCTTTACGCTGCACCAAAGCAATGGGTTGGGCTGACGGATGAAGAACGCCGACAAATTTTGCTGGACGATCCAATAGATTGGATTGCCGCCATCGAAGCCAAGCTGAAGGAGAAAAACACATGAGCAGAGAAGCTATGCAGATTGCTTTACATGCGCTGGAAGCTAATTTAGGCAAGTGGGCGGCAAAAACGAAAGCCGTTGAAGTATTGCGCCAAGCACTTGTCGATGCCGACGACACATCGCAAGAACGTGTCGATGAAAAGGAAAAACGTGAACAAGAGCCGGTGGCGTGGCTTTCAACTGACTGTATTGGGGAGAGGTATTTGTGTTTCACAAAACCAAAAGACAACGACCCAGTGCAACCCCTATACACCACC